TCAGCCCACCGGAACTCTCTGAAGACAAAATTCCTTCCATCGCCACGCTAACCGGCACCAAGAACATCGGGAAATCCACTTCCACCGAGGGAACCCCCCGTGAAACTGCGGCTTCGGCCCCTGCTCCCACTCCCACGCCAGCGCCCGACTCCACAACAACGCGGGAACTAACGGCCTCGTCCATCCCCGAACTAGCGGCAACGCCCACACCCACACCCACGCCCAAGCCAACGGCAACGCCCACACCCACACCCACACCCAAGCCAACGGCAACGCCTACCCCCACGGCAACGCCTACCCCCACGGCAACGCCTACCCCCACGGCAACGCCTACCTCCACGGCAACGCCTACCTCCACGGCAACGCCTACCTCCACGGCAACGCCTACCTCCACGGCAACGCCTTCCCCCACGGCAACACCCACTCCCACCGCAAAGCCTTCGCCTACGGCCACCCCGTCAGCCACACCCCGCCGGAAGCCCGTCTCAAAACCCAGCGCCACCCCCACCCCCCAGCCGACGCCCACCCCCAAGCCTTCGTGGTTATCGCGGATCTTCTAGCTCAACCCGAAGCTGAATTTTGAACATGGAAAGCACCCTGCAAACCCACCTCGCCCTCTGCGAGCGCATCTACGATCTTATTTTGGAGGAAAACCAGATCCTCAAGGAAACAGGAAAAGCTCCCGACGAAACCGTTCTCGACAGAAAGCGCGGCCTGCTTACCCAACTCGAAGAATCACTCGAAAAGCTCCGCACCGCAAACACCTTCCCCACCCCGCGCACCCAAAGCCAACGCGCCCTCATCGACAAGACCCAACAAGTGGTCATGAAAACATTGTTGTTGGATCGCGAGAACGAGCAATTGCTTCTCAAGGGCGCGCTCACCAGCACACGCCCAGCACCCTCTCCCAAGCCCACACTCAGTCATCTGCAGCGCATCTACGGCAAACACTACCTCGCATAGAGCGCACCTGCGTGAGAAAAGCGTGCTTTTGAAACCACGGAGGCTTCCCGGGAAGGGCCTCTCCGATACGCGTTCTTCCATCCTTCCCGATCCTACGTTCCGGCTTTGCCCGATGATTTTCCCGGGCGATTTTTCTCAAAAACAAGTCCGATTTTGAAGCCAATCGCAGAAACACGTATTGCGTTTCCCGATTCCATTTCTTATAAGATCTTCCCGCAAGAACCTGAACTTTACAAAAAGAATGCAACCCCCTCTTTTTAAGTAACTTCTACTGGTTACTAGTGTCTACTTGCAAAAATAAGAATAAGTAAGTAGATTGTGTGGCATGAGTCGTCATGCCGCAATCGTAACGTGCTCTGCGGAGGATCGCAGAGAGTTGGAGCGCTTGAGCCGAAGCCGCAAGGGGGAGATAAGGCGAGTGGAGCGGGCGCAGATCATCCTTCACGCGCTGGATGGGTTGCCCAACGACCAAATCGCCACGCGCATGGGGTTGACTCCGAGCCGGGTCGGATTATGGCGAACCCGTTTTGCCCGCGAGGGACTTCGCGGCTTGAAGGATCGGCCTCGCTCGGGCAAACCGGCCACCTATGACGCCGGACTCAAGGATCGCGTGCTCAAAAAGCTCGAAGAACCGCCTCCCTCGCATCGGGGATGCTGGGACGGCGCGCTCGTCGCCAAAGCCCTTGGAGTCAGCGCACATAAAGTCTGGCGAATTTTGCGCGCCCAAGGCATCTGTCTGGCTCGTCAGCGCAGTTGGTGTGTGAGCACCGATCCCGAATTCGCCCGCAAAGCGACCGATATTATTGGGCTTTATCTTAACGCTCCGATCCACGCGTTGGTGCTCAGTGTGGACGAAAAACCCTCCATCCAAGCGCTCACCCGCCCCTGCGGTTACGTTAAAAGCAGCGATGGCAAGGTGGTTCACGGCCTCAAAAGCACTTATAAACGCAACGGCACGCTCAACCTCTTTGCCGCGCTCGATGTGGCCAGCGGCCACGTCCACGCTAAAACCACCGACACCAAGAAACGCGAAGACTTTCAGCAGTTCATGGATGAGGTTCTGGCGGAAGTCCCCGCCGACAAGGAAATCCATGTCATTCTCGACAACTATTGCACCCACAAGAAAAACGAGAACTGGCTGGCGCAATACGAAGGTCGGTTGAATTTCCACTTTACTCCAACCTCCGCCAGTTGGCTCAACTTGGTGGAAGTATTCTTCGGCTTGCTCTCACGGCAGGCTCTGCGGGGCGCCAGCTTTTCAAGCAAGGAAAGTTTGCGCGACAAAATCAGCGCTTACATTGCTAACCACAATCTTCAGCCCAAACCTTTTCGCTGGCGTAAACGCGAGGTCAAAGGCAGCCAGTTGCGCAATACTATTTCTAACTTACGCAATTAGACACTAGTTTTGCGGCGGCGTATAGCTTGAGCTAGGTCAGAAATCTGTTGTGTCTTGCTCATAAATCAACCTTTCAGTCTTCTCTTGCTGGTAACTCGAAAATGGTTGCTTGCTTTGGCCTGCCTGCCGGGGCGTTTATTGAATAGCATCACTCCTCTTCGTCAGCATCCCGCGCAAGCGCCGTTTCCAGAAACTCGACCTGCGCCGTCGCATCCGGCATGGGCGGCACTGTCCAGCAGTTGGCGACGCGGAGAGCACAATGGTGATATTGGAGCGCCTCATCCAACGGCAGGTTCCACAAGATAAAGTCCCGGCTCCAACCGGTTTCACGGGCCAGGGCGAACACGCGAGCGGCGGTTTGCCCCGGCTCTAGCAGTTTGGGGGCGCATCCTCGGGCTTTTCATCCGGCTTGGGCTGAACCTCGACAAAGGCCGCGGAAGCGGAATCGATCACCCGCTGGATTTCCGCAATCGCCTGGGGGAACGCTTCGATGGGTAGGTCGAGCGAGAACGGCAGCACCGTTTCGTCAAAGAACATGGATGACTGGATAGCCTTTAATACCTCCTGGATCGGCTGGGACTGAATATAGAGGAACGCCACGATTTGCTGCTGTTTCTCGTCCTCGGTAAGCGTCTCCGGGGCGGCTTCGCCGGTCAGCATGGTCAGTTTCACCCGCCGACAAATGCTCAGGCTCCCAAGCGAGAACGGGCGCAGCTTCAGCCCGGCGATTTCGGCGGGTGCCTGGGTAAATGTGGCTTCGAGGGTTTGGGATCGGTCGTTCATAAAAGGGCGAGGATTTTCTCGCGGGTGGCCGCATCACAGCCTTGGGGGATAAATGCGATCCGGTTGCCGCGCCGGACCATGAGGAGCGCTTTGTTCTCCCGAATTTTCTCCCGAAGCCGCTGATTAGTTTCATGGAACCACGCCATGTAGGCAATGGGATGATGCGGATTGTTCATGCGCCACTGCGGATCGCGGAACCGCCGCACGAACTCCGCCGTTGGAATTTTCTCCGCCGCGAATTCCGGCAGGAACTCGATCTCCATATCCTTCAGGCACCAGACCGTCTGCCGCTTGGGCTCTCCGGTGACCGCGTCCTCCTCGATGGTGTGGACGAACGGCTGGTCTTCGGAAAGCTGGATGCCGCTGGTAGTGGCCGCTGCTACGAGCGCCGTGTTCGGGCTTTTGAGGGGCGCTTGGTCGTCTTTGAGAACGTGCAGATGCCGTTCGATGGGTTTGGGATCGGTCATAGGAATGGAGGGCGCGATTACGCGCCCGGATAGTTGGAGCCGGAATACTCGAAGCTGGGGAAATCGTCGTTCTTCTGGCTGCGGTTCAGTTTCGAGATGATGGTGGTGCCGCCGGTGATCGCCGTGATGCCCGAAGCGCCGATGCCCACGGCCATTGCCGTGTCACCCCGGCCCTTGACGGAAAATTCGATGACCGGGTCGAACGCCTGGCCCTGGCCGAAGCCGCCGGAAAGATCTTTGATGACTTTCTCTTCGAGCTTTTGTTCCCACTCGACCGATTCGAGTAGGGTGCCGGTGGCCTGGGTGATACCGATATAAGAAGGTCCAGAGGGCATGGGAGGTTAAGAAGCTGTGGCGTAACTGGTGCCGGTCATTTCGTAGTTTGGAAAATCGTCGTTGCTCTCGGTGTTCTTGACGGAGATGACTTTCACGGTTCCGCCAAGTGCGCCTGCGGCCAAAGCGAGGCTGGCGAGGCCGCGTCCCTTAATGGTCACCGTGGTCTTGATCATCTTGCTCGGCACGGCACGGCAGGTGGTGCCGGTGGCGTCCTTGATCGTCTTGATCTCGATCTCATCCTCCGAAGTCGATTCCTCGACGGTGCCTCCAGTGGGAGGCGTAAGGCCAAAGTTGCTGGTGACTCCGAATGTTGCAGGCATAGTTAGTTCTCCAGGAAGTCCGCGCGATAGCTACCATCCCCCAAGCGTGCAAACGAAGCCGCTCCCTCCACCTTCGCCAACTCCGGCGGCGCGGTGAAGGTGACGATGTAATGCTGACTCCCCTCGCAAACGGGAGCGCATTTGACGATCTCGCCTCCGGCTTTGGTAATGGCGTCCTGAATCGCTGCGGGAATCATGCTTCTGACGTGGTGTCAACTATGCCGGCGATGATCTCGATCTCCGCAACCCACCGACTATGCTCGATGGAGGTCTGGGATTGCTTGACGAAATAACCGCACAATCCCATGCCATTGAGTCGCATCGCGGACACAACCGCATCGCTCTCGCCCAGCCACGCGCGAACGGCGTTGAACCGCTGGTCATGGGAATCTCGGTCGTTGTCGAACGCAGGGGTTTCAAGCCGGAAACGGACGGTGGCTTTCCACAGGGGACCGACCGTGTGTTCGCAATCGGGACAATGAACGATGACCGCTGCGCCTTCGATAGTGTTCTCATCACCCGAAACGCCCGTGTGTTGCTCGATCCCGGCCAGTTCAGGCAGGGTGGCGATAGCGGCCAGGAATGCGGATTCGATGGCGGTGTTCATTTGGCCTGCACGGTCAGCGTGACCAGCGGATAGGAAGGCGATTCGCTAACCCTGGCGATCCGATAGGCTTTCCCGTCAAACTGGATCGCCTCGTTTACCTTGGGGCGGCTTTTCCCGAGCGCTTCCTTGGCGAGCTTGACCGTGAAATCGTATTCCTCGCCAAACCCTCCAATTTGCAGGGTTTCCGAGGATTCGATGGCGGTGATAATCGCGCGGTAGGTCCGCCCGTCCCAGGTTACCGGTTCCCCGACTTCATCCAATATTTGCGCCAGATCGGCGGCTTTTTCGTGCTTCATGCCCCAAACGCGATGTCAACGGAATCACACGCCGCACAGCCCTTCGCATTCATTTCCCCAAAGCAGACCTTGCCCGCGCTCCACATCGGTTGAAAAATCCACTTGTTCCAATGGGACCAGCGAGCGATGCAAATACGGCAGGCCGCTGATGTTCCTCGTCTCTTCCTTCACCCGCCGATAATCCCGGTCGAACTGCACGGCTTTTGCGAATTCCTCCGGCTCCTCATCCCGGAGCCTTCGCCACTCGGTATCCGAGTGATAGGGGCAATACACGCACGCCGACCGCGGAGGCTGCGGATACCAATTTGCCCGCATCCAATTGAGGCAACTCCAACGAGGCATCCGCTTTTCAACCAAAGGCCACCGGTTCGTGATGCGCTGGTCGCGGCTAGGCTTCATTCTGTGGACTTCATCCAGCGAAATGCCGATCCACTGAACCACTCCGCTCGCCCCGGTGTCCTTCATGATCTGCAACGCGGCTCGGGTCAACGGGACCACTTTGTAATCAGAGGTGCATTGCCGCTGTAAAAGACCGCAGGAACCATCGGGATTTTTGATAAACGCCGGGATACAACTCTTCGACCATTCTCCCCTTCCGTCGCGCTTTGTTCGCTTGGTCAGCGCGGCCTGGGCCAAATTTCCCTTCGTTACGCGAATCACCGGGAACGGCAATTGTTTTTCCAGCCAGTCCAGCCATTTATAGACGCTCGCTGGTTCCGCCTGGGTATCGGCAAAGATGGCGCAATGCGGCATCGGCTCGATCTCCCCGCGCGCGGCCATGAGCGCTATCGTCGATGACTGAACTCCCGCACCTAGAGAAATAATGTGAACTGGTTTGGACATCATGCTTGCCGTCTTTAAAAAAGCTCCCCGCGCCGTTTCCGACGCGGGGGCTTATGCACGCAACCCGAACTCACCGAGATTTGATTAAGCGCCAGCCGGTGCCACGATGCGTTCCAGCATCGGCTTGTTGGCCGCCGTAAAACCGTACATCAGCGTGTAGCTGACTTCCTGCCGTCCGAGCCGTCCGTCGTAACGGTCGCGGACTTGGATGGAAAGCCCGGTGCGAGCATCGCTTACGACGCTGATCTGCGTGTCACCCGTGTAATCCGGCACATCCGGCACGCGCGCGGCCATAATCAACGCCTCGCGGATGCTCGCGAAACCCATGAGCTGCTGGCCGTTGTCAGGCAGCGCCGAATATTCTGCCACGGTGAACCCATTGATGTTGGGCAACACGCCTGTCACCACCACGTCGCCCACCTGCGGGGCGATGTAGGCTTTATAGAGCGCCTCGTCTTTTTGCAAGGAATTGTAGTAGTCGGAATTGATGAACAGGAACCGGCCCATGTCGGGAACAAACCGTTTGTTCATCTTGGTTGCGATATCCACGATGGAATTGCGTCCAAAATCGGCCGCCGCCACCGTGGTCGCGTTGGTGAAGTTCGCGGTGGTAATCAGACCGAACAGATCGTCACTGATTTTTCTGCCCAAGGCGTAGGCGACTTTGTCGGCATACCGCTCGTTGAGGTCAATCACGCTGCTGGAGCGTTCAACGTCCGTAATGGCGTAACCGGCATAAGCGTGCGAGTCGATTTTCACGTTCACGTCGACCTGCGCCTGATCGCTCGGGACGTAGCCTGTAGCGGGATCGAAATCCTGCGCAACCGTGGGCGTGACGATGTGGGTGATGATGTCCTGATTGAATTTCACCGACTGGTCGCTGAAATCGGTGGCGATGCAGCACAAGCAGGGAAACTTGGCGAGCAGTGTAGTGAGCGCCTGTTGGGCGATCAGCGGGGCATTTACTGTTGCGTTATTATTAGCCATAGGGGAGGTGCTTTAGCGGTTGAAGAGGGGTTGGATGTTTTTCTCGTAGAACTCAGCCGCCGCCTTGGGCTGCTTGCGTTTGATGAGGTCGTTGTAGTGAGCGATGTGTTGCTCGGTGGTGGTGCCAGCGGCGTTTGCCGCCGCGTCGCCCGCGGGAGAAATCTTGGCGGGAAGCTGGGTGCCGGTGCTCGCGACGATCTGCGCGGCACGAGCGGCGGCCCGCTTGTCGATGTCCTGCTCCATCGCTTCCAATTCCTTGTTGCGCGCGGTAAGCGTCTCGACAGAGCGTTGGGCGGCGAGAAGATCGGCGGTGGCCCGGTCCCGCTCCGCAATGGTGGCGGTAAGCTGGTCGCGGACGGCCTTGGCCTGTGCCGAAGCCTCGGAAAGCTGCGTGCGGATGGCCTCGGTTTGCGCCGAAGTCTCGGTGAGCTGACCGCGAATGGCCTCGGTCTGCGTCGATGCCTCGGTAAGTTGATTGGCGCTGGATTGCGCGTCGGTTTCAAGCGCCTGGATGCGTGCCAGGGCTTCCTGCAATTGTTCCTCGATGGGTTTCATTGCGAGGGACGCGATGTCAACTCGCCGTGCCTGCGCTTTGAACGAGACGTGGTAGGAACGCAGGCGCGAAAGCGCATCCGCGCGGTCCCGCACCACGCCCGCGAGGTTCATCCGCTGGGCTTGTTTGCCCGAGAAATCCTGGCCTTCCATCGCCTCCGCTGGAATCTTCCGGCCACGGGCGAGCACGGCGGAATGAAAATCCGCTGCCGTCTCCTCAATGTTGGACTGGATGCATTCCCGCTGCGGATCGGTGAGCGAAACGCCCGGCATGCCGATGCCCTTGAATTTGCCGGCCGCAAACACCTCCATCTTCAACCCTGCATTTTTGAAGGCTTCGGAGTCGTCGATGATCGGCTGGATCACTCCGATGGAGCCGACCCGCGCGCTTGGGGTGACGTAAACGGCCTGCGCCTGACTAGCCACCCAATAAGCGGCCGAGCACATCAGCCCGGACGAGAATGCATAGACGGGCTTTTGCTTTCCGGCATCGGCCACGGCCTGCGCCAACTCCGGCGTGCCGGTGACAGTGCCGCCGGGAGAATCGATATCGAGGAATACCGCCTCGATGTCGGGCCGGTTGGCGGCTTCCCGAACGGCGGCTGTGATTTCCTCGGTATCGGTGGCGTTGAAAAGAATCTGAGAGAGGAGGTCGGGCTTGCGGATCATCGGCCCGGACATGGCGACCACACCCACCCCGTCTTCTACACTGAGGAGTGAGGACTGGACGGGTTGCGGCAATTCGACAGGCTTGCTGAAAAATGTCTGGGCCGCGGACGTCATGGCCCGGAGGGAGTCCGGAAGGATCAGCCAGGGTTGTTTGAGAAGCAGCGTTTCGGCAAGGGTCATGCCGACGGCGTCACGTCAACCAAGCGGAAGGAAAGGAAAGTGCAGCCGCCCCGGCTATTCACCTGTCTGCGATCAGCGGGTGAGTTAAGACCCGCAGGGCTTTGTTTTGCTTGCGCATCGCACTTTCAAATTTTCAGAAA